AAGCGTAATGTTAATTTATTATTTTCAGGTGCATCTATTTTAAGCCATGAAGGTAAATTTTCATACATGAATTTAACCTTCGTAACCATATTTTTAGCTGTATCCTGTTTTGTTGCAATACAAAGTACGTTTTTATCCTTATGGAATAACATTAACCATAAAGAATAACCAGCACCTAAAGTAGAAATACCTAACTGTCTAGATTTTAATACTACTGAATATGGGTTTTCTTGAAATAACTTTAATACTTTATCTTGAAATGGGTATAAATTAAATGGAATACGTCCACGTTGAGGGTGCTGTATATAACAGTATTTACGCATAAAATGTGTTGGATCCGCAGCACATTTAACATATTCAGATTGAATTATTTTTCTTAAATCTTGACTCATTTACCTATTTTCCAATACATGCGAGCTGTATAGACAGGTTGAAAATCTGGGTTTAAACCTATTCCAAAACCGTATGCATTTCTTTTTTTATTAATGTATAATAATTCACCATTAATATTTTGTACTGCTTGATTAGTTGTTCCTACCGAAACACCTCCGTAAAATTCCCTTTTGTAGAGGTAAATAGTATTATTAATTGTAGTTGTTGGGATGAATATGTTGGATTGAACATCTCGTTTTGATATTAAGTTACGAGTAACCGTATCATTTATCACTATAAAACCAAGGCTATCAACCTTAATAGTATCAGTGTAAAAATACTTAGCATAATAATTTTTTAAAATTGAAATTGTATCAATCGGTACCTGAAAAGTGTCAATTTCTACTACTGTTTTTCTAATATATTTAGGCACATACTCTTTTGTGGCAACCTTTAATGTATCCCATCTAGTTACTACTTCAGTAATAACTTCAGGTTCTACTGGAGGTGTAGAAGAGCAGCTTCTTTGTAAGAACAATAAAACTGCTAATACTACAATAAGTAAAGTTTGGATATTTTTAAATAAGGCCTTCAAGTTCTTTTTTGATTTTAGTTAGTTCTTTTAATCGAGCTAATAATCTTTCTTTATCTTCGCCTTCAGCTTTTTTCCATTTATTAACTACAGTTTGCATTTCTTTAGATGTATCTTGTAGCTTACGAGAAATTGTAGAAATAGAATCACTTTTTTTAATATCTTTAGATGTTGGTTCTACCTCATCATCTTCTGTTAAGTCAGCTTGCAATGCTTTAGTTTTTTCTAACTCATCATTATATGCTTTAGCTGTATCAACATCTTCTTGAGATACTTCTGTAAGTACATCTACAATAGTTTCTTTAATGTATTCTGCTAATTCTCTACGTTTCATTATAATATGTATTTTATTATAAATATATTAAGAATTAATACTATTTATTATTTGCGTAATTCGTTCTTCCGTACTACCTGAAATTTCATAGTAATTTTTAATGCGATGTTTATTTTCTGATATAATCAGATTGATAGTAGTATCAATTAAATTTCTATAATCAATATCCGTTTCTCTAATACCATTATCTTCTATTTCTATACCTTTAGGTGATATATAAAATATATAATCATATTCTTTTAAAAATAACCTAGCATATTCTTCAAATGATTGTTTGTCAACAGCATCTATAGATTTAGATGCCTTAGCAAACGCCATAACATCTACTACGGTTCTATCTGTAATTACATTTTCAAACATTAGTTCGCTAGCACGTTCAGCCAAAAATATTGTTTGTCCTTTTAATGTTGAAATTGTATTCATCGGAATACCTTTCGCCATTAGTTCCTTAGAACGTTCTGTTCTAAAATTATAGTCTTTAAAATAATCTAACTCTTGAAGAGCATTAACAAGTGTAGTTTTACCTACACTCATTGTACCACATAATCCTATTTTCATATTAAATTATCATTATTTTTATCCTGTGATGAACCAGGAAGTACCCTGTAACTATCACTATCAAAGTGTTGTGTTGATACTTCGAATATAGTAGCTCCTTCTGTAAGAGCTAACATTTGGTGAGGTTGACCAGGCATTAAATGGATGCAATCTCCTTCTTTAACTATTATAGATCTTAATTCTGAGGATTCAGTATTAATGTATTTATATTCAAACTTACCTTTTGAGATATACCATGCTTCATCTTTTAGAAGATGATAATGCATTGAAAACTGTTTATTAGCTTTAAATACCAGAAGTTTACCACAATAAAGTTCATTATTAATAATCCATAATTCATGACCCCATGCTTTCTCATGACGATCACCTTTGTAGGGTTGGGCTTCTATTGTTAATTCTCTCATATTAATTTCTATAATCTGATAGAAGATTTTTCATCGATGAATTTTTATACCAAGGTAAACCTTCACGTTCTTGCATAATTTCACTATAAATTTCTTCTTCGTACTGAATGCCATTTAAGTAAAATGACTTTAACATTTCACTATTTTTATCATAAGGATCAATAGCAGGACCATCCCATCTATGGAATTTCCAATTTTCATCACCTTGATATCTTGCTAAATGTAGGATTGCTCCTCGTGAATTAATTTCCTTGTATTCATATAATCTTACTTTCTTAGCCATAACTTATTATTTTAATTTATTAAATATACGAAAATTATATTGGGTATCCAAATTAATAATGTTCAAAAAATTCTGGGTATTCAACCTCTGAATGTTCTAGAATAGAATCTACAACATAGATTCCTTGTGCTCCAGATACTGTAATACCTCTTGCGCTTAATGCATCACCTACAAAGTGAACATTTGGGTAATCATTTAATGATAAATTTTTATAGTTAACTAAGGGTTCAGGGCTTAAATACTTAATTTCCGGAACATAAACACCCCAATCATCACCTAATGTTGGAAATACTTTTTTCATATCATCAATAAAATCATCAATGTATTTATAGTAACCTTGGAATGCATCTCTTACTTCATTCATTTGTGCATCATTAATTACAACCGCACTTACATTTTCACCTTCAGAAGTTGTAGATGGGGTGCGTGTAGGGCTATAATATAAACCAGTACCATCCTTATTTACTTTAGATACTAATTCTCTTGACCATTTAAAAGGTTCTTCAATACCTGGTATTTCCATTAAAATACCAAAATTAGTCATATCATTTCTAAATGCTTTACCTTTTTTAGCATGTCCATTGTAGCTATGGTCTCCATACGTTTCTTCAACAGCAACGTAAGCGGCATTATTGTTAGTACAGAATGAACGAAGCGATACTCCTTCCTCAAATTTTCTATATAATTTAAAGTCATAACTAATATCAATTAGTTTTTGGAAGTGTTTTTGGGGTGCTTCAAATCGAATACCAACTTGTACTGGTTTTGGTTCAGTAGGTAATTTATAATCGTCTGCTAGCTGTTTACCAAAATCGATACCTGATTTACCAACTGCAAACATTAGACGATCATAATTAATAGGCCAATTTTTAGGATTAATAAATGACTCTTCTTCTCCTATAAATAATTCTTGAGCGTCAAAATCAATGCTAGTTACTTTAGTATCCCATATAAATTTAACACCACTATCTACTAAAAAGTCGTACCAATTTTTACCAATCTCGTGTAAATAATCTGTACCAACGTGCCATACAGGGAACAAACGTAAACCGAAATATGGTTTAATAAAATCTGGTTCTGCAACTGGGTTTGAACATTGTACCTCTGATGGTTTAGGGTGGAAACGTTTAAAATTATTGATTACTTCATCAAATAATTCCATTGCTTTTTCTTCACCACAATACTTAGACATATGTCCTCCAATTGCTGTATGGTAAGTTAATTTACCATCACTCCAACCACCAGCTCCTAAGAAACCAGTCATTACTTCTGAATATGGTCTACGATATGGATCTTTGCCCATATCAATAATGGTGATGTTTTCTCCTGGGAATCCGTTGTCTACAAGTTTGGTTGCAGCATTAACACCTGCTACACCAGCGCCTACGATTACTAGTTTTTCTGCCATTTATTTTAATTTTTAACCCTTAAATATACGAAAGATATTTTAGGAATCCAAGTTGTGGGGCCACAGCTCCCATAAAAATTGAATTAGAATCGACTGGCTATGAATCAGTCTAAATGTATCTTGAGTGTTAAATTGCCTGTGCCTTTTATAACACGATGCCACTCATGACGTTTTATAAATATACGCTCATTTAGTGAGGTAGGCAAGCTATTATCAAGTTGAATTGCCCAATCGGTTTTACCTATAATCTCAATAGTACGGTCTTCGTCATCACGATGCCACATTAACTCAATTGGGTCAATGTCTTCTCCAAATTCACGAATAATATATTTGTTTGTGATTTCTAAATCTCGATACGGTTTACCAGAAACCTCCGAAATTTGATTTAAGTCCGAGTAATTTTGCATAACGTGGTAAACGGCAAGACCAATATCCTGCTTTTGTTTTATCTTTCTTTTGAGAACATTTATGACGAGCAGCAAAAGCATTACGTGCTTTTTTGTCATTGATTTTTGCTCTTAAACCACCTGAACCAAAACGTACTGTTTTTACTTTTTTAGTTTTAGGGTCTTTAACATAAACCTTATATGCTTTACCTCCTGATGAGTCGCGCATTGGTTTATTTAATTTTTTAGTATTTTTCTTTTTAGCTTTTTTAGCTTCATCAATTGTTAATTCGATAGGAAAGTCTAATGGTACTTTTTTACCCTCAAACATACCGAAATGGCCGAGATCTGTTTCAGTTAGTACTTCAAGATCATTATCGGTTACTTCCAATATACCACGTGTGTATAAAGCGCGGGCTTCAGCCCATAATTCGAAATATTTTTGTGATCCGGCACGGTACACATGCTCCGTAAGAGGCATGTTGTTATCCATGTGATATTTCAAACCTTCAGATAAGATTTCCTTTGGTGCTAAACTTTCGTTTAGCATTACTGGGTTTGTTTTGTCACATTTATTACATCCGCAATCGCACATATTATTTTATTTTAATTTCCAAGAAATATCTTCTTTACCATTATCTAAATATTTAAGTGTA